CGGCGATGGGCACGGTCCAGGTCGCCAAGATCACCAGCCAGGCGCTTGGTTACGAAAAAGGCGGACTGGTGACAGGCGGATCGGGCGCGAAGGATGACATACCGGCGCTATTGTCGCGAGGTGAATTCGTACTGCGCAACGATGCAGTGAAAAAGCTTGGCAAAGATTACCTGGAGCGATTGAATCGGGGCGTGCGGATCCCTGTGCCCAAATTCGCTGCCGGCGGCATGGTCGGGGCATTGTCCGCAACAACCAGCAAAGGCGATAGCGGCCAGAGTGCGCCGATCATCAATATTGCCAACATCGTGGATCCGCAACAAGTCGCTCGTTATTTCGCCTCATCCGAGGGTAAGCGGGCATTCGTCAACATGGTGTCCGATAATGCGCCGCGTGTAAAAGCGGCATTAGGAGCAAGATAAATGGCTTATGAAGAAGGGACAACAAACTATTTTGCGAACCAGGCAGGCGGCGATAAAGGAATCTTGCAGTGTTTGCTCGATTTTGTGTGTCCGCCGGGCGCGGAATATGAAGAAAATATTGGCGCTGGTGACGACGTCGAGGTCACGTTTGCAATTGCGCTGGCGCATCTGCCGGTATTGTTCGAGACGTGCGAAATTGCATACGTGATTGGCGCTACTCCCTACACTGCGACGCTGCAGGATGATGATACGTTTGCCGGCACCAGCGTAGCGAGCGGGTCCCTGGACCGCGCTACTGGGGTCGGCAGCATCACGTTTTCTACCGCTCCGGACGATGAAACCGACATTGACGCGACATACTGGGCCGGCAAAACGCAGCACGAACAGACGATCGGGACCGGAGACGACATTGAAACGGTGTTTTCGACCATGCTGGTCAACCTGCCGGTTGCGGTCGGGCAATGCCGCGTGCGATACAAGATTGCGTTGATGGATTACGAAGTGTGGCTCAACGGCGATGACGAATTTGTCGGCGCATCGATCGCCTCCGGCACGCTCAATCGCGCTACCGGCGCACTCGCGATCACGTTCGATGACCCAATTACGGACACTTACGAAATCAAGGCGCTCTATTCGAGCGGGGAAGAAGGGCAAGACTGGCTGATATTGATGCAGCAGATGACACGCACCAATGTTGGAGCTGAGGCATATGCCGGAACGCTGTTGCAAGAGGTGGTGATCCGCAATTCGGGAGTGAACGGCGATGATAGTGTGATTGTTGGTGTTCGCGAGTGGTATGCTACCTCAAGCTCTGCCTGGTCGTGGAATCTCAACGGATACATGAAAATGGAGGTGAGTGACACGTTATGGGGATGGAATTTGGCTATCGCCGGCAGATCAACGTATGCGTCAGGATGTTTTTCTGACGTGCCAAGCATGTATTTTAAAGATGCGGATCCAAATTTTTATAAATTTTCATCCAACAAGCGGCGTATCACAGGCGTAGTGCGAACCGCTGCAACGTTGGATATGCCTTTTTATTTGGGTTTTATGAAACGAATTGCAAAGCCGAATGAATATAAATTCCCGCTTTTGGTGGTTGGCAATTATGCTGGCGTAGTTGCGTATAACTCGACAAGTTTGGCAATTTTTTATTCGATAATAGGTATAAACAGTAATTCGGCGTATATTTCGAGCGCAAATATTGGTAAGCCTTATTTTCGTGCAACAGACGTTGCAGCTTTCAAAGTGAACCCAGGGGCAATGACATTACCTATGTACCCGCTTTATTTTTTCGACAATACGCAATCGTCGCCTAATAAAGATATTATTGGGGAGTTGGATGGGTTGATGCTAGTTCCGGTTAGCGGATTGATTTCGGGCGATATTGTCGAGGAAAGTGGTAAAGAGTATTACATATTTCAAAATGTGTATAGGACTACGTATTATAATTATTATGCAATGTTAAAGGAAACTGTATGAGCATATCGATCCCAGTCATGGATTACGAGTTTCATACGGACATATCGTCTGCCTCAATTTTTATCGATCGTCTTGCAGCTTTCGCGACTGCGTGCGGCTGGACCGTCGTAGAAAAACAAAAGTCGAAACAATGGGCGTGGGTTGGTGGTTATGGCTGGACTGCCGACGCGGCGGTATACCCTGGTCATTTCCTAATGCTGCAAAACGCTTATAATCGACAGTTCAGATTACGAGTTTATCCAGCAAGTGCTGGAATCGAAACGCATTACATGACGAAACGCGGGTATACTACCGGAAACACTTATTCCACAGGAGATAGTACACATCCAGCCGAGCAAACTACAAATGCCTGGACCAGCACGGCATGGCTTAACCCGATTCCGACTGGGAACTATATTAAAACCTGGTTTTTTGGTAATTCAGAAGCATTGTATTGGGTAATACAGTTTGATGCGGATTTTTCCCTCACGGACGGCATGGGACGAATTTGTGTATTCGACTCATCGTCTATGGATTATGGATTTCTCGGACGAACTGCGGTAACGACGTCTTCAGGTACTACCACAATTGCTAGCATAAAAGCATCGTTGTACCATTTAAGTTGTAATATTGCTGCTTCAATCCAAATCGGGATATACGGCATCGCAGGGGACCATTATTACAAACGATATCTAACAACTGGGTACGCTTCGGCAAATTGTCTGGTTTTTACAAATCTTATGCGGCGGTTAGGTAATTATTTGGTTGACGAAGGTGAAAATTGCATACAGGGTCTTTTTGTGCCCAACTTATCTGCAATTCAAAATGTGAGTTCTAGCAGAATTCCAATTTGGCGTCAAGAGTTTATTTATAAAGATTCGCTTGACAATCAATGGTTTTTAGCTGGATTTTCCCACATGGTTCATTTCCAAAACGAACAAGGTAATGCGATCGGATTTAAATTGGAAAGTGGAACAGAGCAGTACTTATGTTTCCCGGCAAAAAATCGATATATTGATTTTGCTTGGCACGGGTTTAGAATAGCATGACAACGTATATTGGTTTAAATTTAATTGGCATTGCGCAATATTTTGAACTCCTTGATATAGATATTGACAGGAGCAATGAAATCAATATTGTTGACGATAGATTATTTGCTACTCTTGACAAAGTAGGAGAAATAGAGTTTGGAGTACGCAATCTCTCTGGCGCAATGCAAGATTGCACCTGGTCGCTGCAACACGAAAATAAGATTTATTGTGCGCCTACAGCGTTGGACCTTGGGCTGATAGCTTCAGACCAATATTATTATATCGAACTATGGAACGCCGGTAAGTATGACGTTGCATTGGACGAAATTTTTTTTTCGAGCGTTGGTGGATACACGTTAGTGGGGCCGAGTGCGCCACGAGCCACGCGTCCAGAATCTGTTTCTACTTGGCTGTTGACAATTCTTGTCGACGGGCCTCCAATGCAAGAAACAACAATTACATTCGCACTGTCGGACGGGTCGAAATATTATGTTAGTTTTGTGGGCCGGCGGCTCGAAACGTTTGCGTTTCCATGCGATGCAGTTAACGGCGTTAAAGTCAAGTATCAATTCGAGACGCTAATCGCAAGATCGAACCGATTCAAAGAGCAACGGCGATCGTTGCGTAGCACCCCGGCAAGGATTATGACGGTTGATTTTTCTTTTTTTTCAAAGGCAGACAAGGAAAAATTTCTTAACAAGCTCTATGTGTATCGCAAGAAAATTATTGCCGTGCCGTTTTATCCTGAGGAATTTGCTATCGCTGCCGATCCGCAAGGCGCGGTAACGATAAATTTAGGCGCAGCCCAGGTAGCAAACCGGTTCGCGTTTGAAAATAGCGCACTCCTGGTCATTTACGACGAGGAAAATTCAGACATCTGCGAATTGTTTGAAATAGACAGCGTAGTTGGTGGAGTCGTTACGATTACGTCTCCTGTGGTGAATTCTTACGACCCGGCGCATTCATACGTTGCTCCGGCAATTTTGGTAGTTTGTCCGCTTATTGCCGGAACGGTGTTGTCTCCGCTTGTGACCGAATTTTCGCTAGAGATTGAGGAGTACATCAATGGCTGATTCGATTCTTGATCTTGGTGGCTATAGTCTCCTCAATATCGATTATGCTAAAAATGACGGCATTCAATTCAAAGCTGAGGCGTCGCGCAGCATTATCAGGGATCCGGGTGGCGTGAACGACGTCTATTATTTCAGTAATTCTCAGCCACTGCGGTTCTCGGTGTCGTTCGTGGGCATGGAATTGGCCGAGGTGTACGAAATTCTTTCGCTTTTTCACACGGTCAAAGGTAGATATATGCCGTTTTGGCTTGCAGCGCAGATTCGCACGGTCGAGCCGATAGCAACGTTTTCAACCGATGTCGTTCCCGTATGTCCAACCAGTTTTCCAGACGCCTATAAAGGCTATGAACGGCTGTTTCTCTTGCTAACAAACGGTGACAGAATTGTGCGCAAAATTACCGCTGCCAATACGGGCCTGAATCCAGGTGATCCCGATTCTCTTGCGCTTTCATCTGGTGTTGGACGTACAATTACGGTCGCAGAGATCGTAGAAGCATCAATTCTATTGTTCGGGCGGTTTGACACTGACGATATTGAGGTCACATATTTGACCTCCGGAATCGCGGAGGCGGTAATGGAATTTTTGGAACTGACTGAGGAGTACCCGGCATGAGCTACGAAACCGATATTGCGGCAGCGATGCAAGTCAACATGGCCGAGCTGTACCACTTCGAGATGGGCGGCGAGCATTGGTATCTGACCTCCTATTTCGAGGACGTCGTGGGCCCGTTGGGACAGACGCACACTGCGATCTACATCAAGCGTGGTGCCTGGAGCGCCGGAACAAGCCTGGAACCGAAGCAAATCAAGATCAATATGGGGATTGTGGCGAACGTGCTGGAGTATATTAGCAATTACCCGATCCCCAAATGCGCGGTGACGATTACGCAGTATTTTCCGAGCACCGGGACGTATTTCGTGATTTTCCGCGGTGAGGTCGTTTCGGTCGTCCTGGTGAAAGACGGCGCCGAGCTGGCTTGCGAAAGTGCCGGAATCCTGTACACTGCGAAGTTGCCGCGATTCGTCCATAGCGCCTATTGCAACCATACGCTTTATGATGCGAATTGTGGCCTGGACGAAAACACATACAAGTCTGTGCTGTCGAGTGTGACCGTAAGCGGAAGTCAAATTACGCACGCCACGATCGGCACAAAAGCAGCCGGGTATTTTCAGTGGGGACACGCGAAAATGGCCAACGGCGAGCATTGCATGATTACGAAGCACACCGGCACCAGCGTCTGGCTCCATGTCCCCTTCTCGGGCCTGGCCACCGGCGGCAGCGTAACGCTCTACGCCGGGTGCGACAAGTCGAAAACAACGTGCCGCGCACGATTCAGCAACTACGATAATTCGTTGATGATGCCCAACATTCCTTGCAGCAACCCGGTAATCTTTGGAGTTTAGCGATGGAACACTTTTTTAACGATAGCTACGAGCACTACAAAGCGCTCGAAGATTCAATAAAGTCATGGCTCGGGACTCCATACCAGCACGGCGCAAACGCGAAAGGCTTGGCGGTGGACTGCGTCCACTTCGTAGCCGGGGTGTACGTCGAATCGGGGCTAATTTCGGGCATGCAGGAACCGAGCGAAAAGTATCCGCTGGACTGGTACAAAACAAGGAACAACGGCACTGTCGAACTGATTAAGTACCACCTGGATGAGTTCTTTCTGCCGGCGGAATATGGCTACGAGCACAAAGAGTATCCGTGCGCGATTTTTCCGGGTGACATCCTGTGTTTCCACATTTCGTCGTATGTCACGAACCACACGGCAATCTACCTGACGAAAAATCGGATTGCGCACGCATCCACTCGTGCCAAGGCGGTAATTATCGAGTCGTTGGAGGGGTACCAGGCGTACCTCAAGGAAGTATTTTCGTTCCCGCGACGGGAAGAAAGCGCAGGCGCATAATGGCTATACCACTAATCGTCGCAGCGGTCGTAATTGCAGCCGCTTCGGCTGCGTACGCAGTATACGCCGGCTCGAAGACGCAGGCGCAAAACTCGATGAAGCCCCAGGGGCTCGATTCGTTTGGGATTACTCAGGTTGCTGAGGGCACGTGTGTGCCGCTAATTTACGGCATTGCCCGAGTACCCGGCAATATGATTTGGTTTGGCAATTTGGAAACCGAGGAAATAGTTGAACATACAGGCGGCGGCAAAGGCGGCAGCAGTGGCGGTGGATCCGCGGTCGTTGGCTACAAATACTATCTCGATGTATGGCAAACAATTGGCTACGGCAAATTGTCGCTGGTAAAAACGTACATCAACGACAAGTCGAAAAGCGTAGACGCATCGAGTACAACTTGGAACGATGGCGTTAATGGCTTGTATTCGAGCGAACCGCCCGATGACGGGCCGCTCAATGGCATTGCGCACGTATTCTACCGCAAATGGAAAATCGGCGAGAACACCACGACCGTGCCTACGATCCATTTTGTGGTGTCGCGTGAGCTGACCACGCCGGTCAGCTATCAAAACATGACCTACGGCAACAACCCGGCAGCAATCATCTACGATCTGCTGACACTAGCTGGAGTCGCGGCATCGAGTATCAATCTGGTATCGTTCAATACTGCTGCGACATATTGGAACACTGCCGGCTATGCCCTAAGTTTCGTTTTTGCCGAGCAAAAGTCGCTGTACGAACTCATCAACACTGTGTTTTCACAGGTGGACGGCGTGCTCTACGTCGATCGCGACGGGAAATATGCACTGGCTGCGTTCGATCCAGCACGTGCCGCGGTCGCTACGATCGCGGATACGGACGTGTACGAATTCTCGATGCAACGACCGACCTACACGCAACTATCGAACGATTTCAAAGCAACTTTCAAGGACCGTGAGCAAGCATATTCCGAGCGGACCGTGGAGCTGCAAAATCAGGGCGTCGTCAAGCAGACCGGCGCCGTGGTGTCGGAATCAATAGACCTCAACGGGTTCATTGACGCGACGGCAGCGAGCGCACGGGTAATTGAAATTGCGAAAGACCGCAGCTACCCGGCCGCGACGGTGGAATTTTCAACGAATTACAAATATGCGTCTGTGGTACCG